AAATTGTGCTTCTTCGTAACTGATAGGCACGTCAATGGTAACACGCAGATACATTTTAGGTTTAATAATGTCTGCATTTGGATCCAGTAACTTGCTTAGTGTAGTTGTGCGATACTTAGGACAGTTGTCCCAGTTTATATACTCTGGTTCTTTATTATTTTCTCTATCAAGTATCATCATACCTCGTTCGTCGTCCCAAACATCTGCATAGTTGTGCGGAAAAGCATTGCCAATGTAATGAATTTTACCTTGTACTTGACGTTTGTGGAAGTGTCCACTAAACACATAGTCTTGATTAGCAAAATGACTTGGACGCAAGTCGCCGTGATCTGGCATTTGCACCATAGCGTTCATATAAAAACTAGGAAGTTCAAAGTGTCCAAATATATATTTGGCTTTAATCTTTTCAATCTTCTTCCATTCTTCGCCTACAAGCCACGGAACTAGTGCCACATCTTCTTCTTCGTATATTTCGTCTACAAACGTAATACCTTCAATGTGTTTACCAAAAATAGTAGAACTTACGTCACGTTTGTCTTTGTAGTATAAGTCGTGATTACCAACAAACATGTAAAACTTATCAAACGCTTTGCCTAACTTTTCTAAACTACGGATTGTAGCATCCATAGTTGTTAGATTTAAACTATTTCTGTTATGATGCCAGTCGCCGCAGAAGATACCGGTTTCACATCCGTGTTCTTTTGCTTGCTCAATGTACCAATCGACGAATTCTTCGCAATCGTTGTTGTGTACCTTACTGTTGCCTTTTAAGCCAAAGTGTATGTCTGTAAAGACAGCTGCTTTTTTAAACAAATTTAGATTCCTCTACTATTATATTATGTTAGTATACGTTCATTTACTAACAAAGTCAACCTGTGTCTAATCGAAAAGCAATAGAAAATCTTCCAATATTAGGTTCTATGGGTGCAGTTCCTCTATGAGGAACAGATGAATCAATAAAAATTAACCTTCCTGGTTCAGGATAGTATTCATTTAATAGATTATTATTTTCGTCAAAAGTTTCAAACTGACCTCCCCATTCTTTTTCCCATTTATAATGAGGAAAAAACAGCAATGTTCTATCTCTGCCACTACCGATGTAACTGTCTTTGTGTATAGTTCCTTCTTGACCCATAACTTGCAAGTTACAATCAATGGAAATAAGATCTAAACTAGGATCTTTAATTACATCAAATATAAAATGATCTAACACATCGAAAAAAATATCAGGGGCATCGTTTCTTATTCTATATCTTCCGGTTTTCTCAAAAAGTCTAGCACCAAAAATTCGATGACTTCCCTTTGACAATCTTGAATCAAAAGGAAAAGCCGACCTGTTAGCAACATTATTAAACCCCCAAGGAAGACCCATTGAAGTTATTTGGCAATTCATTAAGAAATCATCAGTAAATAAATTATCGTAAACTTTTATCATATTATTTTTTATTTGTTTCCTGTTCTCTTTTTTGTGCTGCTTCCCATTCGCCTTGTGCTTGTCGTGTATAACTTGGATTCATATCATTCATTTCTAAAATGTCATCTCTAATATTCTGATTGCGTTTTTCTATATTAATAACACGAACAAAGCTATTAGTAACAGCAGCGGTATAATAAGCAAAGGGGTTATTGGATTTGGATTCATCAAATTGTAGTCCAATCTGTGCAAGTTGTAAGATTGCTTGTCCACGCATTTCGTCATTGTAGGTATAACCACGTACATTTCCTCTTGTAGCATAACGATCGCATAGTTTCATCCACATCATAGCAAGTTTATTAGTTGCTCTTGCATGATCTTTTGAAAAATGTCCATTTTCCATACCGCCGACCCAGTGACTTTTGCCTACAAGTTGTAGTTCACCGTTTTCGTCAAATTTATAGTGTTGAAAAGGTGGAAAATTAAGTTTTGTTTTTGTATCTGCTACAGTCTTTGGGTTCTTTTTCCTGCCGGGCTCTTCCGGAATATGATCAAATGTCATTACACGGAAGATTAATTCTTCTTTTGTAATTTTTTTATAGTCAATCGCACAATCTGCTTGTTTAACTTTTTCTCCAGCTGCCTTCCTAGCAGCATAATCTGCATCGCCAAGTCTCTTTGCTTTGTTTCTTTTTGCTTCGGCAATAGTTCTAATGTTAATTTTGTCAATATCTGTAAGAATTATATCAAATTGATGGTACTCAGGATCAATAAAACTTGAAAATTTTGATTTTGACTTGTGTATTTCAAGTAACAAGTCTTTGTTATTAAGGTAATTTATTTTTCGCATGTTTCCTCCAATGAATAAGTACTATTATAATATACTCTGATAATAAAGTCAACTAAATAATGTATATAAGGAGAATAAGGTATGGCAAACGATCCGCAAAGCAGTTTTTCAGACAGAGTTGGCAATACAGTTGACGGTGCCGTAACTAGTGTAAAAGAAGGTATAGTTGATACTATAGAAGCTACCGGCTTTGGCAAAGCATTACGTGCTTTTGGTTTATTATCTGGAGCCATTCCACAATCAGGAGCAGGATTTACAGCAGCAAACTGGGGTTCTACAGTAGATTTAGATTGGCGTGTTCGTCTATCTATGCCAAACAAGTGGACTGCTAGTCCGATGCTACAACCGTTACTTGAAACTAATGGATTTATGTTTCCTTACACTCCTCAAATTGTTGTAGAGCATAGTGCTAATTACAACGCATTACATCCTACACATAGTAATTATCCTTTTCCGGCTTATCAGAACAGTCAAGTGAGTTCTATGACTTTAATTGGTGAGTTTACCGTTGAAAATGAAGTAGAAGGCGCATATTGGGTAGCAGCAACGCATTATTTAAGAAGCGTAACTAAAATGGCTTACGGGTTAAGCTCAGATCAGGGCTCACCACCACCAGTAGTTAAGTTAAACGGTTACGGTGATTATGTTTTTAATCAGGTTCCGGTAGTTATACAAAGTTTTACAATTGATATGCCTCAAGATGTTGATTATATTCAGGTTGGTATAGGAAACAACGGATCATGGGTTCCGACTAGAAGCCAAGTATCTGTTGTTGTGCAACCAGTTTACAGTAGAAAATCTGTTTCTGAATTTAGTTTAGATGCATTTGTTAATGGCAGTTATGTTGTTGACGGAAAAGGATTTATATAATGGCACAATATAAAGTTTCCTCACCGTACTATGCTACAAAAACAATTAATAATTCGTACTTGGATTTAATGACTATCAGATCTGTCCCCGCAGAACCTGATGATATTTTATATACAGTACAACCCCAGTATGCATATAGGCCCGACTTGCTTGCATATGACTTGTATAATAGTAAAGAGTTATGGTGGGTTTTTGCACAAAGGAATATGAATATTTTAAAAGATCCTATTTATGATCTAGTCCCCGGTGTAAAAATCTATCTTCCGAAAGGTCCTAACCTAACCCGATTATTAGGAGTTTAATTTGGCTACTAAAATAAATGCTAACGGAACCCCAGTTGTTACACCTAGCGGAAGTACGATTACTTCTACAGCAAGTAATGTAGTCCAAGGTGCAGGAAATACTGCTATTGATGTCGCTACAGGAAGTGCAACTGCAATAGTTGGCGGACTAAGTGGCGCTGCTGCTGGAGTAGTTGGATCAGCAGTTTCTGCTGTTGCTGCTCCTGTAATTGATATAGGACGTAAAATCAATACAACTTACGAAGTTTTAAAAAATCCGTCACTTGGAGGAGCACTCGCACTTTTAGGACAGGGATTTCCGCCTTATAGAAATGAGCTTGATAAATTTGCAAGTTATAATTACATAATAACATTATCGTGCTTAACAGATTTTGAACTTAATTTTCCGCTAACATATAGAACCTTAGGTCCTGCTGTTACAATTATTAAAAGTGGCGGAACTGCTGGCAAAAAAATTCCAACAATTTATGAAACCGACGGACAAAGAGAATTTTTTATTGAGGACTTAGAAATTGAACAAGTAGTTGCTCCTAATTCAAAATCAGGTCATGCTAATTCAACAAGGATTGATTTTAATGTAATTGAACCATATTCTATGGGTCAGTTTTTACATAATTTAAGAACTGCGGCATTAGTAACAGGACATGGAAACTATTTAGAAGCACCTTATTTGTTATCAGTTGAGTTTATCGGATATAAAGATGATGGCAATATTGAAGCACCATTTTTAGCTAAACGTCATTTTCCAATCAACATTGTTCAAGCAGATATGAATGTTACTGCTGGCGGCGCCACGTATGCTTGTTCAGCAGTACCAGTAAATGAAGTTGCACTTTATGATAGTAATAGAAAAACAAAAACAGATGCAGACGTTAGAGGCGGCACAGTAGGCGAAGTTTTACAGAGCGGCGTTTCTAGTTTATCTAGTGTTATTAACGAAACAATGATAAAACGTGAAGAAGCAAGTCAAACAGCTAAATCAGATGTTTACGTTATTTCGTTTCCAATGTCAACTGCTGGCGAATTACTTTCAGGCGCAGCCTCGACTGCGGCAGGCGCAACTGCAACTCCTAGCAATTCATTACAAGGACTCTATGAATCATTAACTGGTATAAAAGGAGGAGAAGTGCCTCCAGAATTCCAAGCAAAACTAGCAGAAGCAAAAGGGATTACGGCTGTAAGGGCAGCAATAGCAGAAACCATAAAAGCAACTGCTAGTAATAATGCCCTTTGGAATTCGATAGGAAAGTCAAAAATAACAAAAAGTTTCTTAGATGGTGGAAAACAGCCATTTGGCGAACCATCTTTTTTAACTATGGATTCAGATGCAAAACACGTTCAGCGAAGTAAGTTATCAACATCTGACGACAATAGAAGATTAAGTTTTCCGTCAGGCATGGGGATAGATGAAATAATTGAAGAAGTTATTTTATCTAGTGAATATGCTAGAGCATTAGCAAACGCAAAACCAAACGCTAAAGGACAAGTGCCTTGGTTTAGAATAGAAACACAAGTGTTTAACATCACAGCATTATTGTCGCCAAATCAGCCAAGAGTTTTTGTTTATAGAGTAGTACCTTATATGGTTGATGCATCAAAAATAGCCTCAGCTTCAGCTGGTTCGTTTGCATCTTTATTTAAACAAGCTAGTGCATTAAAAGCATACAGCTACATATATACAGGTCAAAATAAAGATATTATTGATTTTGATTTACAATTTAACATGGCTTTCATATCTAATATTGGCGCAACAGGCGGCCAAATGCAGAAAGATTCTAAAAAGGGTAACACAGATCAATTAGCTGCTGGCGATAAAGATCCAAACTTTAAATCGCCAAAGAAAATACCACTGCCGAGTCAAGAAGGTAAGAAAAAAGAAGCAGCAGCCGATTCTACAAAGAGTGGTAAAAAAGGTGGCGGCATTAAAGAACATGTTGAAAACTCTATTGCTCGCATGTTTAATGAAAATATCCTAAGAACCGACGACGATATGATTAATGTCGATTTAAAAATACATGGAGATCCGTACTATCTTACTGACGCAGGTTTAGGAAACTTCTTTGGCATAGATGACCCACTAAGTCTAGGTATTACGTTAGAAGGAGCTATGAATCCACGCAATGGCGAAGTTGATGTGATACTTAACTTTAGAACACCTATTGATTATGATGGCACTGACGGATATGTTAAATTTCCTTTAGGAGGATTTCTACCTATTGCAATGTTTAGCGGATCTTATCAAGTAATAATGGTAACAAATAGATTTAGTAAAGGACAGTACACAGTTAATCTTGATTTAGTACGTAGAAAAAACCAAGACATTACTTTAGAAGGACTAGCATCAAGTGTATTGTCGTTCTTTCAGAATAATTCTCTTGTACCTGGTTCAGCAGCAGATCAAGTTGATGAAAAACAGAATACGGATAACAGTTAATGGCAGTTGAAACTAGAACAAAACAAAATGAAAATAATCCATCGGGTATATATCTAGGGTTAGTAGTTAATCACTTAGATGTAAAATTTAATGGCCATTTAGAAGTAGAACTTTTAAAACAAACAGCGTCTGGCAATTTAACAGAACGCACTGGCCAAATAATTGCAGCAAAATATATGAGTCCTTTTTATGGAGTAACACCATATAGAGGAACAACAAAAAACAACACTTATGCAAGCACACAAAAAAGTTACGGCTTCTGGGCAATACCGCCTGATGTAGGAACAACAGTAATTGTGTTAATGCCAGAAAATAACTATGGAAGTGCTTATTGGATTGGTTGTGTGCCTGAAGAATATATGAATTTTATGTTGCCCGGCAATGCAGGAACAACGTACAATGAAAAAGATACAGCAAAAGCATTGCCTGTAGGAGAATATAATAAAAAATTAGAAAATGCTGCGGGAAGAGATGCTACACAGTTTATAAAACCTCATAATAATTATTCATTTGATGTACTTGATAAGCAAGGGTTGCTTGAAGATCATGTAAGAGGTACTAATAGTTCTAGTGCTAGACGAGAAGTACCGTCAATGGTGTTTGGGTTAAGTACCCCAGGACCTGTTGATAAAGATGGACCAACTGTCGAATATGGTGCTCAAGGATCTCGTGCAAACTTACCATTTAACAGACTTGGCGGAAGCAGTTTTGTCATGGACGACGGTGATATGAGCTTGCTTCGTAAAAAGCCAGCAAGTGGAGATCAAGCAGACAAACTAGAATATGCAAGTGTTGAAGACGGCGAAACTGACGGTGATCCAACCTTACCTGCTAATGAACTTATACGTCTAAGAACACGTACAGGTCATCAGATTTTATTACACAATACTGAAGACTTAATTTATATTGGAAATGCAAAAGGCACGGCTTGGGTAGAACTAACCGGTAACGGAAAAATTGATATTTTTTCTGAAGACAGTATTTCAATACACACTGAAAATGATCTTAATATTACAGCTGACAGAGATATTAATATGCAAGCAGGCGGAACAATTAATATGACTGCTAGTAAATCATTCTTTGGTACATTTGGATCTAACTGGGAAATAGATGTAGGTCAAGATGGTAAAATTACATGTGCTGGTGCTAGTAATATAAGTGCTACAACACATACTGAAACTGCCCCAGATGGTATTAGCATGAATGGCGACGAAGCACTTGTAGCAGGCAAGGCATATGTACCAAAACGTGTTCCGCAGCACGAGCCATGGAAAGACCATGAACATCTCGATCCTAAAAAATATATTCCTGATGAAACTAAGGCAAAAGATCCTGATATTGTAGAAGACTATGTGGCACCCGAGCCGTTTCCACCTATTCCTGATACATTTAAGAAGCCTTCAAATTAAGGTAAATACGGTATGAGTACTACAGAGAAAAAACTTTATAAACAAGTAACGGTAAAATCAAGAAATACATATGAAAGTGTATCTGACTCTAGCCCTACATACAAAGGGTTTAGTACTATATCAATGCCAGACTCTAGTCCTACTTTATATGATATTGCATTAATAAAACAAGATCTTATAAATCATTTTCATATACGCCAGGGCGAAAAACTTAGTGATCCTGAATTTGGTACAATTATTTGGGATATACTCTTTGAGCCATTAACTGAAAATTCTAAAAATGCTATTATTGAAAATGTAGCAAATATCATAAATTATGATCCTAGAATAAGTGTTGAAAAAATAATAGTAGATCAATACGAAAGCGGAATACAAATCGAGTGCGAACTAACATATCTTCCTTATAGTATAGTGGAAACTTTACAATTTAAGTTTGATCAGAATGCTGGCTTTCTAAGCTAAAATTAAGTACGCACTTTACTAAATTTAATAAATATTAGTATAAAATAAGGAATAAGAAATGTCGGCAACAGATAGACAAAATCGACTACTACAAGCAGAAGATTGGAAGAGAGTATACCAATCTTTCCGTAATGCAGACTTTAAAAGTTATGATTTTGATAACTTGCGTCGAACAATGATTTCTTATTTACGAGAAAATTATCCAGAAGATTTTAACGATTATATTGAGTCAAGTGAGTATTTGGCATTAATTGATATGATTGCATTTTTAGGACAAAATCTGTCCTTTAGAATGGATCTAAATTCAAGAGAAAACTTTCTTGAATTAGCAGATAGACGAGAAAGTGTTTTACGTTTAGCAAGACTACTATCATATAATCCAAAAAGAATTCAACCAGCAAACGGCTTTCTAAAAATTGAATCTATAAAAACTTCAGAAGAAGTTAGAGATAGTAATAATATTAATCTTGAAAATCAAACAATTATTTGGAATGACCCAAGTAACCAAGATTGGTACGAACAGTTTATAAAAGTAATGAATTCTGCATTGCCTGTAAACGGTACATTTGGACGCCCTAACAAAAAAGAAACAGTAAGTGGAATTCCTACAGAACAGTATAGATTTAATACTACAAATGAAGAATTACCAGTATACGGATTTAATAAAACAATTGACGGAAGAACTACTAGATTTGAAATTGTATCTACAGATATTGATGGAAACAATATAATTGAAGAAGCACCGTTTCCGGGAAATAACTTTGCGCTAATGTTTAGAGATGACGGCAAAGGACCAGCAAGTTCTAACAACGGCTTTTTTACACACTTTAGACAAGGTAGCTTAGAAGAAGGAATTTTCACAGTTGAGTCTCCATCAACTAATCAAACAGTTGCTATAGAAACTCCAAATATTAACAATTCGGATGTATGGCTATATGGATTAGATACATTAGGAAACGAAGCAGCATTATGGACTAAGGTTGACGCTGTTGAAGGAAACAACGTTATCTATAATAGTGTTAATAAAAATATAAGGAATATCTATAGTGTGTTAACTAGAGTTGACGATAGAATTAATTTAGTATTTTCCGATGGCACGTTTGGAAATCTGCCTAGAGGTTCTTTTAGAATATATTACAGAACAAGTCGTGATGATAGAGTAATTGTTTCTCCGGATAATATGAGAGGCATTTCAATAACATTACCTTATTTGTCAAGATTACAAAAAGAAGAATCTTTAACTATAACATTTGGACTAAAATATTCTGTAGACAACAGTTCTCCGAGCGAAAGTAATGATAGTATAAAACAAAATGCTCCGTCAACTTATTATACACAAAATAGAATGATAACTGGCGAAGATTATCAGGTTGCACCGTTAGGAATTAGTCAAGAAATTATTAAAGCTAAAGCAGTTAATAGAACTGCAAGCGGCATAAGCCGATATTTTGATTTGATTGATTCAACAGGTAAGTACAGTCAAACTACATTGTTTGGAACAGATGGTGTAATTTATAAAGAGTATAACGATTTAATTAAGTCATTTAACTTTAACACAAGAACAGATGTTGAAGGAGTAATTGAAAATACTATTTTAGATATTTTATCAGATAAAAAGATTAGAAATTATTATCACGATCAGTATTCTAAAATACTAGCAAGTGACCTTGGAGTAAATTGGGTACAAGAAACTTCAGAAACTAACCTAAGTACAGGTTATTTTAAAAATAGAGAAAACGTTAAGGCCAGACTAGGATCCTTTACTGCTTCTATTCTTAAATTAGTTGTTCCAGGAGCAATGATAAAGTTTACATCACCTGGATATGTACCTAAAGATAATCCGACTGATACTGATTTATCTACAGATCATTTCAATGACAAGGGCGAAATAGTTTCAGGAACAGTAAAAAATATTGGCGATACGTATTACAAGTGGGTTAAAGTATTAAGTGTTAACGGAGTTGGTACTGATAATACAGATGACGAGTTAGGAGCAGTAGCACTAAATGATATAATTCCGTCAGGTTCTCTGCTAACAGAAATTAAACCAGCATTAGCTAATAATTTAATAGATGAAGTCAAAGTCCAAATTATTGATCAAATTTTTGCATTTAAAACATTTGGTTTACGATTCTCTCAAGATACTACTGAGTGGAGTGTTATTACAGAAAACAACTTAGACTTAGTTGGTAATTTTTCAACTGGTAAAACCGGTGACACAACTAATCAACAACTTGATGCTAGTTGGTTACTATTATTTAAAACTAACGGAGAGCGATATACTATTACATATAGAACTATGCGTTATGTATTTGAAAGTGACAACGAAATAAGATTCTTTTATGACTCCTCTGATAAAATTTATAACAATAAAACAGGAAAAATTGTTAAAGATAAAATTTCAGTTTTAAGTTTTAATACATTACCGGATCAACTAGTGCAATTTACAAATGATTATGATTGGGAAATTGTCGAACCTTATCGAGACGCAGAAGGTTATGTAGATAGTAAAAAAATTGAAGTAAGTTTCTTTGACGACGACGAAGACGGTATTGTTGACGATGTTGACTTATTTGAACAAATTGTTGCACCTACAATATATCCAACCAAGAAATATATTATCTTTAAAAAATACATTACACAAGATGGCGTAGAAGATTTTAATTATTTTAATAATACTGAAGGTACAATTATAATATTCCAGGCAAAATCAAATGTCGGTCCGTTGTCAAAATATACTGATGGACAAATATTTTATTATGTTAATGAAAACATATTTGAAATTTATAATAAGGCAGACGGAATATTAACTATTACAACAGATTATAAAGCAAGACTTGGTAGAGATGGTCTTAACTTTAGATACTCACATGCTGCTAGTGCAAATTCTAGGATAGATCCTAGTGCAAGTAATATTATTGACATGTACTTGTTAACTAAAAATTATGATACACAATATAGATTATGGCTTACTGAAGAAGCTATAAACAAACCATTACCGTTAAGTAGTGATTCGCTGTTTCTTAGTTATGGCAACGAACTTAATAAGATTAAATCACTTAGCGATGAAATTATCTATCATCCAGTTAAGTACAAAGTGTTGTTTGGAAAAGAAGCAACTGACGACTTAAAAGCAAAATTTAAGGTAGTTAAAAATAGTGAAGCTGTGTTAAATGATAACGATATTAAAACTAGAATCATAGCAGCAATAGAACAATACTTTGCTTTAGAAAACTGGGAGTTTGGCGAAACATTTTATTTCTCTGAACTAGCAAGTTATGTAATGAATTCACTATCACCAGACATAGTAACTTTTGTTATTGTTCCGGTCCAAGATAGTCAAATATTCGGATCACTTTACGAAATAAAATCTGAATCAGATGAAATTTTTATTAGTGGTGCATCAGTAAATGATATCGAAGTTATTGATGCAATTACAGCATCGAGATTGAAAGCAACAGGTAATGTTATTACTCAATCAATTACTTCTAATGCAGGAATACAAAGTACAGGATACAGCAATTAATGGCTTACGAAGATAGACAACAAGAATTTCCGCTACCGGGTGACGAACCACCAAAGAGAAAAAGTGAAGCTCTACTACCTAAATTTTTTAGAACTTCGCATAATAGTAAGTTTTTGTCAAGTACAATTGATCAACTATTACAGCCGGGTGTTGCAGAAAAGTTAAACGGCTTTTACGGACGAAAGCAAGCAAAGGCATTTTCTCCGGACGATAATTATATTGGCGATGTAACTCCGCAGCGAGAAAACTATCAATTTGAAGCTGCATCGGTTATTACAGACAATCTTGGAAATGTAGAATACTATAAAGATTACCCTGATTTTATTAATCAAATTAAAAACTTTAACGGAGTTAATGTTAATCATAGTAACGCTAACGAACAAGAATTTTATTCCTGGAATCCTCATATTGACTGGGATAAGTTTACAAACTTTAGAGAATATTATTGGTTGCCCACAGGTCCTCAAACTGTTGTTGTTCCTGGTGAAACAAAAGAAATAGTTAGTACATTTACAGTATCTTTACAAGATAATGCTGATAATTATTCTTATTTGTTTACGCCAGATGGATTAACAACTAATCCTAATTTAAAGTTATATAGAGGAGTAAGATACAGATTTGAAATTAATACTCCTGGATTACCATTAACTTTTAGAACTGCTAGAACTTTAGACGACGATTTTTTACTCACCGACGAAGCGTCTGCACAAGTAGTCGAAGATGGCGTTATTGAATTATTTTTTAACTCTGAATCACCAAACGAAATATTTTATGTTGCTGATAACGATATTAACATTGGCGGATTAATAAAAATTGCAGACGTTGAGGAAGCATCGGTTATTGATGTTGATTTAGAAATTGTTGGAAAGAAACACTACACAACGAGAGACGGATTAGAATTATCAAATGGAATGAAATTAAGATTCCAAGGCGAAGTTAGTCCTGCAAAATATCAGAATTCGGAATGGTATGTAGAAGGTGTTGGAAACAAAATACAATTAATTTCAGATGTTGATGTTGAAGTTTCGTTTCCTGTAGGTATTGATTTAGTAGTACCATTTGATAGTCCAGAAGGATTTGATAGACTTCCGTTTGGAACTGCAACTGGTTATCCTCGAGATAAAGACTTTATTACTATTAATAGAGCAAGCGCCGACGGAAACTTTTGGTCAAGATATAATCGCTGGTTCCATAAAGATGTAATTGAAAAGTCAGCAAAATATAACAATCAACCGTCAAATGTTGATCAAAGTCAACGTGCAACAAGACCGATTATTGAATTCGAAGCGGGTCTTAAGTTGTACAATTTTGGTACAAAGGCAAAAGAAACTGTTGACTTAATTGATACATATACAACTGATGCATTTAGTAATATTGAAGGATCTTTAGGATATAATATTGACGGTGTAGACTTAACTGAAGGCATGCGTATATTATTTTTAAATGATACAGATCCTTTAGTTAATAGTAGAATATTTGAAGTTACATTTGTTAGATTTAAAGGCAGCGGCACAGACGGTCAAATTACACTAAAGGAAACAAGTGATTCTATACCTTTTGAAAATGATAATACTCTTGTAGTACAAGGTGAACAATATGCAGGATCTATTTGGTATTATGACGGAACACAATGGAATCGAGCACAAGAAAAAATAGGTGTAAATCAGCCTCCGTTGTTTGATTTATTTGATAGCTCCGGCGATTCGTTTGCCGATGTTAATGCATATCCTGCTACTAACTTTAACGGTAATAAGATTTTTAGTTATCAAGTAGGTTCAGGCACAAATGATACTGTTTTAGGATTTCCGTTATCATATAGAAGTATAGATAATGTCGGAGATATTGTTTTTGACTTTAACTATAATAGTGAATTTTTAGAATATCAAATTGATGCAGTTCCTCAGACACTTGAAACTGCCGCAGGATATTTGAGAAAATATGATAATTTAGGTGAATTTACAATAGTTGGTCCGTGGATCAAAGCAAATAAACAATCAGAACAAGCAGTACTATTACAATATGTACATGATAATTCTAGAATAGTTTTTCCAATAAATTGTTTTGACAATAGTCAGTTTTTAGATGATTTAAAACTTATTGTTTTTGTTAATAACAAATTAGTTAGACAAGATGTAGATTACGAATTAGTTACTACTGATGATAAATTTTCAGCACTTTCGTTTATTACACCGATTGAATTAAATTCGATTATAAGAATAAAAGCATATAGTAGTGCATCGAAAAATGAAAACGGATTATATGAAATTGCACCAAATTTAGAAAAAAATCCGCTTAATGAAAATGTAGTAGGATTCACACTAGGCGAAGTATCAGATCACGTTTCTAGTATTGTTGAAAATCTAGATAATTTTGTTGGAGAATTTCCCGGAGATAGTAATTTAAGAGACATACATGATCTTAGTAAGTTTGGTAGAAAGTTTGTTAAGCATAGTATGCCTCTTAATTTACCAATGTATCAATTATTAGATACAGATTCTAATATAGTAAAATCTTTAAGATTTGCCAGAAGAGAATATAGCAAGTTTAAAAGACTATTTTTAGAAACTGCAAATACACTTGGATATGAAGGTCCTGTAAAAGAGCACGTTGATAAGATACTTTTAGAAATTAACAAAGACAAAATTAATAAAATGCCATTTTACTTTAGTGACATGGCTCCTTATGGTGCTGCAATTAAAACTAGTGTTATAGTTGAAGATATTGATGTAGAATTTTTTGCACTTTCCCAAACATTTACTCCTACGGAATTAAGTTCTAGAGGATTGAGCGTATATCTTAATAATAGCCAATTGTTATACGGAAAAGATTATATTGTAAATGACGAAAACTTTTTACAAATACTAGTGTCAAAACAGTTCAATGATGTGATCGATATTTACGAGTATGAAAGTACTAACGGAAGTTATATACCTCCTACTCCGACTAAGTTAGGATTATATCCTAAATTTGAACCTAAAATTTATATTGACACTACTTATAAAACATCTACTAAAGTAATTGAAGGCCATGACGGTAGTATCATACCTGCATTTGACGATTTTAGAGATAACTTAATTTTAGAATTAGAATATAGAATTTTTAACAATATAAAGCAATCATATGATACGTCAATTTTTGACATTAATGATTATGTTAGTGGTTCGTTTAGAAATACAAAGTTTTCTCGAACAGACATTAATCAGCCAATGACAGCTGATTTTGTACAATGGTTAACATTAATAGAAAAGGATTACACAACTAACGAATACTTTGATAGATACGATTCGTTTACATTTAACTATTCTAAGTTATTTGGACCAAATAATAATACTTTGCCAGGATGGTGGAGAGGTGTATTTAAAGAAATATATGATACAGATCGTCCACACACTAATCCTTGGGAAATGCTAGGGTATTCGATTAAGCCTGACTGGTGGGAAGAACAATACGGTCCTGCCCCTTATACTAGCGAAAATTTATTGTTATGGGA